GATGCCCTTTTCTGCCGTGGCCGTGGCAACGTCGCCAATCACGCCGGTGGCCTGTTTCACGAGGCCCAGCACGGCCGTCTTGACTTCCGGCGAATCCTTGACCGCAGAGGCAATCACCGCCTCGGCCTTGACGCAGAACTCGATGGGGTGAACGATGGCAAATTCGACGCCCTTCACTATGCCCTTGCCCACATCCTCGGCACCGACCTTGACATCGTGCCCAATCGTCTCAAAAACATTTCCCATGCGAATAACCTTCCTTTGGCCGTTGGCCGGTTAATGGTTGAAGTTGTTACTTTGCCGGGATTTGCCCGGTCCATAGCTGGTACTCCGCCGCGCGGCGCGTCTTGAGCGCGGTCAACTCCCTTGCGCCGGAGTGGTCCCACTGCAAAAGCTGGAGGGCAGCCGCATCCGATTGCCCCGCGTTCAAGTCTTTGAGCAGCGTGGAGCTTGCCAGGCGGCCCTGGCCCAGGTTGAAAACGAAATCGACCAACGCATCGAACTGGCCTTGCGTGAGCGGAACCCGCGCCAAGCGGCTTACAGCGCCCTCGGAGAGTGCAACGTCGCGGCTCAGAATCAACGTGGCTTGCGCCTCAGCGATTCCGTTGGGATAGCTTTCGCCCGGCAAGAGCTTGTGCCCGTAGCCGATGGTCGGAATGCCGGCAACGTCCAAATATGTGTTGCCACGGAAGCCCTCGGATTGTTTCAACAGTGCAAGCCCGGCCGCGCTCAGTTGCATCACTCACCCTCATCTAGCCTGAGTGTGGCGCGGATCACGGAAAGCGGGCCATTTTGGAGTAGTGGCGTCAGTCACTCGGCACGCTGCCGATAACGAGTTATACTTCGACGACCTCTGGGGTGAACGATGAAGGGCTTTCTTTTTGCTTTTGTCTTGGTTTTCGCCAATGTTGGCTCCGCGCAGTCTTTGGCGGACGCCCCTACGCCGCGCCTTGACCGCGCGCAATGGGCACTGCTGGCCACAGACGCGGCGGCGCGGGGTCTGGATGTCTACTCAACGCATTGGGCGGAATCGGCGGGCAACAAAGAGGGCACGCTACCGGGCTGGATCGCCAACCATCCGCCGGTGATGGCCCTCTACTCCGGCGGGATGGTCTACGCGCAATACTGGGTGGCGCGGAGACTATCCGCACGCCACCATCGCAAGTTGGCCTTAGCGATGACGGCGGCGGATATATCGATCACGGCTCCCTTTGCCATTCACAACCTGTTCTTGCCCGTCTGCAAGGCCCCGGATGTGTATCTGGCCACTGGCTGCCAGGCCCCCGTGCCCGGCGTGGTTTACAAGTGATTGCCGGGCTAGAAAATGCGTTGGCATTGGATGGCACTTGCTGTCCACGTAAAGATGTCTGTTGAGTTGTTTGGCCGCAGATAGATCATGATTGTGTGCGTGCCCGCCGATAGACCCGTGAGTGTGAGGAAAAATAGATTTGAAGCCACAACATTAAGGGCGCTGTAACTTATGACGCCAAACGTTTGGATGCCGGTTAAATTGTCAACGTAGGCGAATACGTCAAGCAAATCTTGCGCCGTGCCCGCAGTTTGCTTCCCCGTTGAGTGGCCTATGATGTTAAAAACGTCACTGCCTGAGGCTGCCGTGACACTAACGGATAGTCCAGGCACGGCAATCGCCGAGTTTGCCGGGTTTGTCACGGCAGAGGTTTGTCCGGCGCTATAGATTACTATCCGCGAGGCCGTGGTCAGTGCCGTCCCATCCGCAAAGAGCACCTGGGATGCGCTGAGAGTACCCGTGGTGATGTTGCTTGCATTGAGGTTGATTACTGCAACGTTAGCCGCGTTGAGCGTGCCGGTGGCGATCTGATTCGCCGAGATGTTTCCTGCGTAAACGTAGCCGGAGCTGATCTGCGCCGCAGTTATTGCCCCAGCCGCAATCTGTGCAGCGGTGATGGAGTTGGCCACCAGGCTCGAACCAGCGACGGTAAGCGCCACCCACGCGCTTCCGGTTGACTCATACATCATATTTGTGGACGTGTTGAAGACGTAGGCCCCCGAAGGGTACGAGGAGCTAGGGAGAGATGGAAGGCTGCTAACCACGGTAGGAACGGCCAGAGACGCGGCGAACGCCGCCGACGCTTGCGCTGCCGAGATAGACGATTGCAACGCCGTGCGCTGGGTTGCCACCTGTGCCCAAAGGTTGGCCAGCGAGGTTTGGATGCCGGGCCACGGGCCGCTTGTGGTGCCATCCGGCCAGGTGGTTGCCCAGTTCGAGGGAGCGCCCGCCGTGATGAGCGCGGAGCTTATATTGCCCGCCGCCGTGTCATAGGCGCTGCTCGATACGCTCCACGTGGAGGCAAGCGTATCCAGCGAAGTCTTCATCGCCAACTCGGCGGTGTATTGCGCCATGAGGTTGATCTTGTCCTGATTCGAGAGATAATTGACGTTCTCCGGGTCACTGCCAATCGTGGTGGTTGACGGTACCAAGCTGATCGAGCTCCCTGTTTCAGTCCAAGGGCTATTAGGCATATACACTCCTCACTGCGGCGTTGACGGTACTCATTGCGCTGGTTGGGCACACGGCAGCGGTGTAGGACGTGGTGCTTGCCCCAACCGTGACCATATCGAAAAGATAGTTAGCCGCCGCCGTGGGATCGGACCCGGTGAAGGCGACGACATTGAAGGCGGACGGCGTCGGGTAATTGCTGGGCCACGTCCAGGAGATGGTCAGCCATACGATTGCAGCCGTAGTCACGCCGCCGTTTGAATTGACCATGACACCGGCGCTTGCCGTTGCGCTTCCGCCGCTTCCGCTTGTGTTGGTGGCGCTCTGCGAGATGGTGACAACCGGCGGATCGGGATACGGCGTGATGTACGCCGGAGTGAGGCTCATGAGGCCGCCAGCGGCCATGGAAAGCACCGCAACAATCATGTACACGCCGGTGCGGAGCGTGGTGTCTGTCCACGTTGTGCCGGTCCCATCCCACAGCACGTTGGCCGTGTCCCACGGGTAATAGTCCTGGCTGCCTTGGTAGCGAATCTCGTAGTGATCCGCGCCGGTGACGGCGGCCCACGTGAGAACCGGCAAACCGCTGGAGTTGACCGCGCAGCTAAAGCCGGTCACATTGGCGGGCACGCTGGTGGAGGCTTGCACGGTAATCAAGCCGGTAACCGGGCTGCCTAGCAAGTTTCCCTGCCAATCGAAGCCGGTCGCGCTCACGTTGTAGGTGGTTCCGATGGTGCCCGTGAATGTGCAGCTCTGCCCTTGAATGTTGCCGAGCGTGTTCCATGCGCCGCCGGAGGCTTGCACCTGTACCTGTGCGCCCACGGCAGTGTTATTGTTGCGCCAGCCAACGGAGACAACCGCCGAGTTGGATGACCCGGTGATGGTGCCGTTCTGAAACTGCTCAACCAAAGTGAGGTCGGTAATCACCGGAGAGGAATCGGGCACGCCCACAATCTCACCGTAGTTGGGAACCACGTCGGTGTAGATGGTGGCGTTGTACTCCATGGCCCCGATGTCAAAGTTGAAGTCGCCGGATTTCTTGATGTTTACCACGCGGAAGAGCTTGGCGGGTTGAGCGCCGGCGCTCTGCCCATAGGCCCAGGCGCTGTCTTTCGAGGGCACGGCGGAGAACTGCCCCGAGACGGAAACCACCGAACCATATCCCGGAGTCACCGCAACGGCGGTGACACTGAGGTTGTCAATCACGTTGGTGTCGTAGAGCGTGAGTACCTGGCCGGCGGCAAGGCTTCCGGTGCTGCCTGAGAGCGTGATGGTTGAGCCAGAGCAGCCGGTGACGATGTACTCATTTCCAGGCGCGTCAACGGCCTTGACGATGCGCCCGGCGGGCAGCGCGGCCGTCATGGTGACGTTAAGGGCGGAGACGGATTGCACCGACGCTGTGCCGCGCTGCACCACGGGATGCTGTACGCTCACCGTCCAGCCTGCGGCCGTGGCAAAGGTCAGGTCGGTGCGGTCGATATTTAGAGTGTTGAGGGTGGAACCGGCTTGCACGCGGCCACCCACGGCCCATTGGACAACATCGGACTGGAGAGCGATCACCGATCCAAGCGAACAACAGACGGCCTCAACGGGCGCGCTGAATTGCACCGTGCGCAGTGTGAGCTTGGTGCTCATCAGATGGAAGTAAGCCCAGCGCCAGGCCTGATCGCGGCTTGTGCATCCGGTGATCTTGGTGCGCGTGGTTTTGGGTTGCAAGCCGCTGTTGATGTCCGTCGCCGTCATGACGGAGACGGGCAAGTCCATGCGGTAGCTGCGGGCGGCGTCGGCGAAGTCCGCCTCAATAAGCGTGCAGCGATCATCGAGCGCGACCCACGCTTCGGTGAAGCTGTCTTTTTTTGTGTTGCCCACGGTGAAGAGCTGTACCGGGTCGCCGGGCGCGTCGAGGATTACGGAGTAACGCATCCCAAGCTGGATGATGGAAGCTCGGCTCATGCCGCCGATGACGCCTAGCGCGTGCCACGCATCTCCGGATTGATCGAAGGTGCCCGCGAAGATATGCCGGCGCACCTGGGAGCCGTCTTGATTCGTAACCATTTGATCGTTGAACGCGGCCCATGCGGCGAAGGCGGGAACGTCAATCATGTTGGCGGCGATGCCCATGCCGTACAGCGGATTGGTGAGCGTGTCATAGGCCACGATGGCCGGGTTGTCATGCTCGTAGGTGGAGAGCTGCGCGGGAATCACGGTATCCGCGCCGATGTCATGGGTGATGGTGGACATCAGTTGAATGCTGCCGCCGTTGAGTTGAGACGTGGCCAGAGCCTTGACGCCCACAAGGATCATGTTTGGGTACGAAAGATTCGACCAGAAAATCTCATTGATGTTCCACAGCCAGCAATCGCACACGGTTTGAGAGCTGGTTGCATCGCTGTAGAAGATGTAGTGATCGTTATCCCACTCCCACGCAACCTTTGTGACCCGCACGTCCCATTGGCCGGCGGTGAGGCCGTAGACGCTCACGGTGTCAAAGAACGCTGAGAAAGTGCAGTCCTCTACCACGCGGTAACCCTGCCACCAATCGGTGACGAGCGCCTGGTTGAGGTTGGGGTCGCACGCCTGCCACTCGCCCTGGAACGTGGCGGAAGTAGATGAGGTGGAACCGTCAAAGTTGACGGTGGTCACCGTTTCCGTGTTGCTCCACAGATCGCCGGGCGTGTGGGTGCCATTGTCGCTGGCGTAGACGATGCCGGAGCCGGCAAAGCGATCCGTGGGCACCACAACCCACGCGGGCCAGGTCTGTGAGCCGTTGCTGTGCGTGGTGGCAACGGTCCTTGTGTTGTTCGGAAAGAGCGGAGATGTCCAGGTGTGCTGGTTGTGCGGCGAAACCTCAATCTTGTAAATCACCTTGAGCGGAACATCGTTCCCGTCGCCGGTGATACGGTAGAGGCCCGAGGGGAACTTGACGGTGATGTCCAACCCCTGGACGTTGGTTCCGGTGCCCTGCACCACGATTGACCCGTTTGAGATGAGCATCTCAATCTCTTGCGGGTAGCCGTTGGTTGTGCGGTCAAAGCCATCGATAGGCGCTTGATTGTTGGTGCCCAGGCGCACCTGATACGAGGCATTGCTAAACACAGAAATAGGCTGTTGGTTGATGAGGACGTTGGAAATGCTTTTCGCCTGGCCCCATCCGTAGCAGACAAGGCAGTTGATATAGGCGTCCTTGCCGTCGAAGTTGACGTACGACGAAATGACGTTGCCGCACCATCCCATGGTGCCGTACCCCTTGGGAACGGGCGTGCCGGCCTGTGCGAGCCCCTTGGGGCCGGTGGGATCGTAGGTTGAGGACCACGATGGGGAACTGGGCTGGCCCGGTTGGAATGCCCAGGAGATGAGCATACTTCCGGCCATGAGGGCGGCTGCCCCGATCCAACCTGCGGCGGCACCCGACATGCCCATCTCCGCCGCAAAGCCAGCAAAGCCAACCCCGACGCCGGTGAAGCACGCTACGAGCGTCAGTAGCGCCACCATGGAGACCATCTCCCATATCCGGCCGCCGGCAGCGCGCGGAAAGAGAACTATCTCGTCTCCCGGTTCGATAGCCGTTGACCACAACTCCGCGTCTGGAATCAGTGAGCCGTTGAGGCTGCACTTGTAATCGTCCAGATGAATTGCGGCGCGGGTCACAAGCGCAGCCGCACTCTCATTGTCGAGCGGAGCCATCAGGATCACGCGGCGCTCTTCCACGTGGAAGGGGTTCAGATTTTCAATGATGCGAACGGGGCGGAGGCTCAGCGTGTTTGGTAGATCAGGCAACACGTACGGCGCGGGCGCGGCCTCGGCGATAGAGACAATCTGCGGATTTAGAGCGGGGATGATGCTTGTTTCCATCGATAGAAGCCCTCAATTCGAGCTTTCCACGGAAACGAGTTATACCGCTCTTTTGCCACCCCCGCGCCCTCACGCGAGTGCAGCATCCAACCATCTCCGCAGACCACGCCGATGTGCCAGCGCGGATTGAGAGAGCGAATCAGGATTGCATCGCCCGGTTGAGGATCGGTGACTAACTCCCAATCCGCAACCGCAAGCGCCACGGCGTCAACCTCACTGGCGTACGCGGGCACCGGGAAGCCGAGGCGGCGCTCGATTTCAAGGAAAAAGCCGACGCAATCGTAGGCATCCGGCCCGCGTGCATCCTCACGCCACGGCTTGGGTAGCAAGTCTGCCCATAGGGAGTACGGAAGAGCCGGCATTAGTTCTGCGCCGCCAGCACTGTGCCGTTGGTTCCGATGCCGGGAAAGGCTCCAAAGCGGCCGGCGTTGTTATGCACTTGGCAACCGTTCGCGCCGTTGTACGTGCCATCGCAGTTGGTAAGCGCACCGGTGTAGCCACACCAGATGCTTTTGTAGTGGGAAACGTACATGCAGAAATTAGCGCGGTAAAGGAACTTGGGAAAGAGTTGGCGCAATGGGCTGGGGGCGGACAGAGAGAACGTGACCAGCTCCGCTGTGCAAACGGACTTCATGACCGTGGTGGACACGGCCAGGTCGGGTTCGCCGGCGGGGTGCGCCGTGTTGTAGACGTACACGTTCGCAACGGCCCCGGCAATGCCGCCGTACTGCTCAATGACGCCTTGCAGGATGCGCATGGTATTCGACGCCTTGAGAGTCATGGTGGGGAGTTGAGATTTTCCAGGCTGCTCAGCGGTGAATTCAAAGTTGAATGGCTGATAGGTCTGTACGCCGTTGCCGTCGCCGGCGTCGAACTGGATGGGGTCAACGTTGCGCGCGAAACGCATGTGCTGGCCGTTCCAAATGATGTCGAGCAACAGGAGCCACGCATCTCCGGAGGCCAGCACGAACTTATCGCGCTGGGCAGCAAGGGATAGCACGGCCATGGGTGAAACGGCAGTGGGCACGTTTAGACCTCCGTCAATTCGAGCTTGGCTCCGTAGACTTTCACGCCGTTACCCCAGCCGATGTCTGCGATTTCAGGCAGAGAAGAGAAGCGCACAAGACAGCCCAGCGATTGCGATCCAACCATGCGTCCGTAGGGCGTGAGCGGCGTGAGCAAGCTGCAACCCACCGTGTCCCATGAGACTGAGGCGGAGCCGTCAAGCGTGATGGCCGAGGCGGTGGAGTTGGTGAGTGTGACGAGGAGACTCACTTTGAAACTGGCCGCGCTGGCGGGCACGGTGAACTGATAGCCGTACGTCTGCCAACCCACGCCGATGGTTGCCGCCGTGCCGTTGACCGTGGACAGCGCGCCGCCGCTGGCATTCAGGTAAGACACGCTCACTTGAGCGCCCAGCACGCCGGCCGCCAGGGTGCCCTGGATCGCATCCAAAGCCGCTGTGAAGACATAGACCTCGCCGGGCTTGCAGGGCACCGCCAGATCGCAGTTGAGCGCGCCTGAGACGGTTGTATTCGCGGCAATGGCCTTTGTGGCCACGGTTCCGAACTTGATTACCTGAGTTCCATCCGCAACCGGAGCAGTGCCGACGCCAATGGACTCCTGAGCCGGCGCGCTGGAGATGGCCCACCCAAAGACAAGATCGGAGGCGGAGAGGGCGGGGAATTCAAAGGACCAATTCGGGAGCAAGTTCGGAAACAGGAATGCGTTACCGCCGCGCGCCGCATAGGTGGAAGACATGAAGAATTCATCCAGCGCACGCACATCCTCGGCAACCAAATTGCGGACGTTGAAGACCCAAGTGCGCCGGGCGCGGGTGAAGCGCGGGCGGCTGGAGACATACCCGCTCTCCGCCTGATCGCGGATCGTGTCATCCTCGGTTTTCTTCGAGGTGTCCATCGAAGGTTGGCGCGATAGTGACGGGAAGATGAGCGGGAATGTCGCCATACCTCAACCATGCGGCGATATTGGAAAAGGCCGCAAAATCCGGGGTCCCCGTTGGCGGGTCCATGCCAATGGGGTGGAAGATAGAGCCATGCAACTCAAAACAACAGTCGATGTGAGCGAGGCCGTGGCCGGGTTGGATGAGCTACAACACAAGAGCTTGCCGTTTGCGCTGGCCAAGACGTTGACGGGATGCGCAAAGGCTGGCCAGCGCAAGGTGCAAGAAAACCTGGGTAACAAATTTGAACTCAAAAATAACTTCACAAAGCAGGGCATCCGCATCAAGCCGGCGGACAAGGCCGGGGTTGACGGTGTGATGCAAGCCGACGTTCACACCTATCTGGAGACGCATAGCCACCCCGATTACATGGAGCCTCAAGAGGAGGGCGCGGAGAAGGTTCCGTGGGGAGGGCACCACTATATCGCGGTGCCTACACGGTATCTCCGGCGCATTGCCGGCCGGATACCGCCTCCCGAATTGCGCATCGGATCGATCATGCAGAATATCGGCGACGTCTACGAAAATGACCGCCGCATCCGGGGCCTCGATCACGCGCCCAAAACAGGACACGCCATGGTGTTTTTCGTTACCAAAACGGAGTGGCAAGGGCACAAGTATGTGTTTGCCCGGTACTATAAGATGCGCCAGGCGCTGCCGATCTACCTGCTCATCCCCGATGCGCACATCAAGCCCGTGCTGGAGATGGAGAGGGATGTAGATGAGGCTGTGCAGGCGGCCTTCCCGGAGTTGTGGGCGGAGAATTGGCGGCAGATCATGGCGCGCGGGTTGCGCATCACATCCTGAGCCTGGGGAGGTGTGATAAAGTGTGCGACATGAAATCCAAGATCATCTTGGCTCTTCTGTTGCTGGTCAGCTCTTTAGCTGTCTATGCCGACGCCTCTTACGCGACCTGCACCGGCTCCGATCCGTGTAGTGTGTGTAAGAATTGCTCTCACTGCACCCATTGCGCCAAGCAGGGCGGCCATTGTGGAAAATGCAAGCGGTAAGGAGAAATCGAATGAGCGATCTATTGCAGCCTTGGCATGTTGTACTCTTGGCGCTCTATCTTGCGCCGAGCCTTGTTGCTTGGCAGCGCACTGTGAAGGCCACTGTCGGCGTGCTGATTGTGAACGTATTCCTCGGCTGGACATTCATCGGCTGGGTTGTGGCGCTGGCCTGGGCGGCGTGCGGGGAGACGAAACAGAAACCGCTCCCCGCCGCATCAGAAGTTATCCGTTAAACATGCTGGAGAATCCCTGGGTAACAACACCGTTCGTGTTCTGATCTTTCAATATGATCTGCAAAACCATCTGCTCCGCGTCAACCCCGCCGCCGGATTGCTGGGTTGAATCCACCGTCTGCGGTGTGCCCATGTTGTTCAGAATGACTTGTACGCCACCCGTGCCCGCTGCCTTACCTGCCTGAAGCGAACTGGCCGCCGCGCTGAGCACGGTTCCCGCGCCGGCGGTGCCCGTACCGTTCGATACCGGGCTGGGTTTCTTGTGGAATAGGCCCTCCACAGCCGAAATCCCCTCTCCCACCGCCCCGCCGGGGCCTGAGATGCCTTTGTGGCCCGCAGCGCCGCCGCTGCCGTCCCAACCCTTGCCGCCCTTCCCGGAGCTATCGCCAAACAGCGCACCGAAGAGCTGAGACTCCGCCGTCTGCCCAACGTCCCTGAGCATGTTGGCGCGAATCTGTTTCCACTGCTGATTCCATTTTTCGCCTAAATTGAAGAGCGGATCGAAGATGCCGTGTGCGTATTTCTCCGCCTCGTTGCTGATTGCGCTCGTATCGGCAACCTGCGGGGCAAGCGACACTCCGGGGCTTTTGGCATGTCCAAAGATGCCGCCCGCCTTTGATAGATCGACCGCGTTCATCGCGTCCCACGCTTGATTTGCCTGGGCGGCGGCAACGTCTTGCAGTTCCTTGCGGGCGTCGGCTATGCGCTGCTCGGCATCCAAAATATCCTGCCTCCGATAGGGGAGGCCCATGATCTTGAATAGCAACTCGGCGGTGTCTGGCCCGGCGTTTGGAAGAGAGCCCCGGCCCCTTGAGCCGCCGGAACTGCCCGAGCCGCCGGAACTGCCCGAGCCGCCAGAGTCCCCCGAGCCCGATCCGCCGGAACCTGTATCCAGCGCGGGCTTCGGCGGACTCTCAATCTGACGTTTTAGCGCCAACATGGCATCGTAAAATCTTTTCTGTTCGGCTTCGCTGGCGTCATGGTCGGCCTTTGTGTCCGCCAGCTCCTTTTTATATTGAGCGCGCTTGTCTGCGGTGATCTTGTCTTGCGGGGTGATGATGAATCCGCCGTTGACAGATTCCGGAGTCCCGTTCAGGTTTTCCGCAGCCCGCCAGTTCATGTACTCATCCTTGGTGTCACGGATGAGGTGAGAGAGCTTATTAAACCCAACAGCCAGAGGGATCAGCGTCAACCCAACCTGCTTGCCTGCCTCTTGCCAAAGGTCCGACCCTTTCGTGGCGTCGGTGAACGCTGTGAGAATCCCCTCCAACGCGGGCTGTAACCCTCCTGTGAAGGATACCTGCGCACCGAGGATGCGCTCCTTCATATCAGCCATGGCGTGGTTGAGGTTGGCCAGTTTCTCCGCGGACATCTGATCGAGGTATACGCCGGCGTCCTGCGCTTTCTTTTTGAGCGTGTCAAAGTTTGTGGCCAGATTGAGGATGGCCGGAGCGGACTCCATGCCTGATTTCCCGAGCAACTGAATCAATAACTGATTACGCTCCGCAGGGCTCACCATCGTGGAGAGCGTCTTGCCGAGCGCCCGGAAGGCGATGTCAATGCCATCGGCACGCGGCGCTAACTCTCTCGCGTTGACACCAATCGACCTGAATGCGGCGTCAAGTGTTCTGTTGCCCTTTGCGGCGTCTTCCATATTCTTACCGAGACGCGAGGCTCCCTTCACCAACTGCTCAAAGTCGCCGCCGGTAGTGGCGGCGGCATAATGCAGCACAGAGAGCGTACCAGCGGCAATCCCAGTTTTGATCTGCGCTTTCTCAATCGACTCTCCGAACTCGGCGGCAGAGGTTACAGCTTCTTTCAAGCGGCCAATAGTTTCCCGCAGACCAACAGCGATGCCGGCGGCCTCTAAGCCATGCTTAAGTACTTCGCCCATCTGGCCCAGGGACTCGGAGGTCGTCTTCGCTGTTTCCTTGGTTTCGTCCAAGTGCTTTTTGATCGCGTTGAAGACTTCGCCGGTTTTGTCTTCACCGGATACGACAACGCTCACGCCGCCTTTACTTGCCATCGGTCAACCTCTTCTTTTTCGATTGTGCCTGGAATGCGGTCACCAGCGCGCGCGCTTTCTCTTCATCGCTGGAAAACTGTTTTTTCCTTTTGGCTTTGCGGCCCATCAACTGATCGGGCGTGATGGGATCGGCGTCCTTGGCTTTGTGCGGCAACAGGAGCCAGCTCACCATCCAGGCGCTCTCTTCCCGCCGGAGCTTGATTTCACGTTCACGGCGCGCGCGGTATCCGTCAAGGATGAGCACCAACTCACTGTAGAGCAGCCGATAGAACTCAGAGGGAGAGAAGGCCATCTCTCCGCATACGACGCGGAAGGCGTCTTCCCATGTGGTGGGCTCGCTCTTGCGGGACGGATTGCGCCCTGGGCCTTTGCGTCGGCCTCGGGCAGCTATTCCCCCGGCTCGTCTCCGTAGTACTGGTTGAGCGCCTGGGTAATGGCCACAACCGCCGTAGTGACCCAGCGCCGCTTTGTGAGCAGCGCGCCTACCTCATCCACCGTCAATGTCTCACCTGCGCGTTGTAGGCCATCCTGGAGCGCGGCCCAGAGGTACAGGCGGAGGTTTTCGAGGTTCACATCGAGAGTGCGCTTGACTTCGCCGGTTTCGGCGTCCTTGATTTCGCCGATAGTCTTCCACAAAGAGGAGTCCTGGCCGCCGGCGTTGCGGATGAGGATTTCGGTGTTGAGGTTGAAAACCACCGTGCGCCGGCGGTCGAGGTCAACAAAGATGGGTGCTTTCAAAATCGTAACGCTTGCCATAATCTTCCTT